GCAATTTTACGATTGGCATTGTGATTCCTTTGATAAAGTTTATGATAGACCAAATACTCCAGAACACGGTAAAGTTCGAAAACTATCTATGACTTGTCAGTTAACCGATGGTTCAGAATATGAAGGTGGAGAACTAGAATTTGATTTTAGAAACTATGATCCGCATATGAGAGAAGAAGCTAAACATTTGAAACAAGCAAAAGAAATATTACCTAAAGGATCTATTATTGTATTTCCCTCATTTGTCTGGCATAGAGTAAAACCCGTAACAAAAGGAACAAGATATTCATTGGTGATGTGGAACCTAGGATATCCATTTAAATAATATGTATATAAATAATTACTTCAACACAACTATCTGGTCTGAACAAAAACCAGAGTTTATAAAATCTTTAACAAAAGCATCTAACAAATATATTAAAGCTGCTAGAAATTTTCCAGAAGCTAAAAAACATATCAAAGAATTTGGAGACTTTGGAAGAAGTTATCACTCAACACCACTAACAATAGATAATGATTTTAGAGATTTTAGAGACTATATTGGTTTGAAATCTTGGGAATATTTAGATCACCAAGGTTATGATATGCAACAATACACTACTATGTTTAGTGAAATGTGGGTACAAGAGTTTGCTAAAAAGGGAGGTGGACATCATTCTGCACATGTGCATTGGAATCAACATGTATCAGGTTTTTATTTTTTAAAGTGTAGTGATAAAACATCAATGCCCGTTTTTCACGAACCTCGAACTGGAGCAAGATCTACTAAATTAAAAATGAAAGATCAAAAAGGTGTATTAGCTGGTAGCGAGCTTATTCATTTTAAACCTACACCTGGAACGTTAATTATATTTCCAGGATATTTAGAACATGAGTTTAGTGTAGACTTTGGAATAGAGCCTTTTAGATTTATACATTGGAACATACAAGCAGTACCAAAAGAAATGGCTAAAGATGTCGTTTAAAAAAAATAAATACGTAATTATAAAACAAGCAATAGATAAAGATTTAGCTTTATTCTTGTACAATTACTTTCATATGAAAAGACAAGTATTAGATACCTGTCGTAATGCTAGATATATTTCACCTTATGAAACACTACTTGGTTATTATGAAGGAGCGGATGAACAGATTCCACATACTTATTCAAGTTATTCAGATATTGCTATGGAGACTTTAATGTTAAAGTGTCAACCTATTATGGAAAAGACTACAGGATTAAAACTATATCCATCATATACTTATGCAAGAATTTATAAAAAAGGTGATATTCTTAAAAGACATAAAGATAGATTCAGTTGTGAAATATCTACCACTATGAATTTAGGTGGTGATGATTGGACTATTTATTTAGAGCCATCGGGAAAAGAAGGTATGAAAGGTATTAAAGTAGATTTAAAACCAGGAGATATGTTAGTCTACAGTGGTTGTGAATTAGAACATTGGCGAAACAAGTTTAGAGGTAAAGATTGTGTTCAAGTATTTCTCCATTATAACAATAGAAAAACGCCAGAATCTAAATATAATATGTTTGACAAACGTCCACATTTAGGTCTTCCATCTTGGTTTAAAAGGTAGTATATTATAATGGAGGCAAGGCACCACCACATACCCCTTGTCTCCTTTATAATATATGCTACAAAAACTTAACTTTAAACCTGGTTTTAATAAACAAGCTACTGACTCCGGAGCTGAATCTCAATGGGTTGATGGTGATTTTGTTAGATTTAGATATGGACTACCTGAAAAAATAGGGGGTTGGTCACAACTTACAAATTCTAATAATACCTTACCTGGAGCAGCACGTGCTCAACATGCTTGGACAAGTATTGCTGGTGAAAAATATGTAGCAATTGGAACATCACAAGGTTTATTTTTATATTATGAAGGTGAGTTTTTTGATATTTCTCCCTTAGATGACGATGTAATCACTGGAGCTACTTTTGATGCAACATCTGGATCTCCAACGGTTACTGTCAATAAAACAGCACATGGGTTATTGGATGGTAGATATATAACATTTTCATCAGTAACGGTTCCAACAAGTTCAGGTTATGCAACAGCTGATTTTACAGCGAATACATTTGAAGTTTTAAATAAAACAGCTGATACATTTGAAATTACTATGCCTTCTAATTCCGCAGCTTCAAGTTCAGGAACAGGTTCAGCACAAATTGATCCTTATGAAATTGTTGGTCCAACGTTCCAAACTGCAGGTTTAGGATGGGGTACTTCTACTTGGGGATCAAGTACATGGGGAACTGCAAGTGCTACTAGTAATGTAATTTTAGATCCAGGTTTATGGTCTTTAGATAATTTTGGTCAAATATTAACTGCAACTATTCATAATGGTAAAACATTTACCTGGAATGCAGGAGCTGCTACACCTAGAGCAAATAGAGCAGTTGTAATGGCTAACGCTCCTACTAAAACAATATTAACTCAAGTATCCGATAGAGATAGACATCTATTTCATTTTGGAACAGAAACTACAATTGGTGATACAACAACATTTGATCCTATGTTTATTAGATTCTCGAATCAAGAAGATTTTAACACTTATAATCCTACTGCAACCAATACTGCGGGGACATTTAGATTAGATAAAGGCAATGAAATTATTGGAGCAGTGTCTGGTAAAGATTACACATTAGTTTTAACGGATAGTTCTGCTTATGTTATTCAATACGTTGGCCCACCTTTTACTTTTTCAGTTAGACAAGTAGGTACTAACTGCGGTTTAATTGGACAGAATGCTTTAAGTTATTCTAATGGTATTGTTTTTTGGATGTCGGGTGAAGGGGGTTTTTTCATGTTTGATGGTACAGTTAAAACTATACCTTGTTCAGTAGAAGATTTTGTATTTACAAATAAAGGTAATGATTTAGGAATAAATTATAATTCTAGTCAATTAATATACTGTGAACATAATACTTTATATAATGAAATAAATTGGTTTTATCCTCAAGCTAATTCAGAACAAAGTAATAGATGTGTAGTATACAACTACGCAGAAAATGTTTGGACTACAAGTTCACTTGCTAGATCAAGTTATGTTGACCAAGGAGTTTATCAACTACCTTATGCAACTGATTACAATAAAACTGCTCTACCTAATTTTCCAATACAAGGAATAACAGCTAAGTATGGTGCATCTACTTACTATGCTCAAGAAACAGGAACCGATCAAATAAATAGTAGTGGTACAACCTCAATTAATGCTTTTATTCAATCTGGAGATTTCGAGATAACTAATAATAATAATATAGCAGATCTTACAGGCGACGGAGAATACATGATGTCTGTTAAAAGATTTATACCTGATTTTAAAATATTAACCGGTAATTCAAAAATAACTTTATATTTAAATGATTACCCAAGTGAGACAGCAGTGAGTTCTTCTTTAGGACCCTTTACAATCACCACTACTACTGATAAAATAGATACTCGTGCACGAGCAAGATTTGTAGCAATTCAAATAGCTAACGACGCTGTTGGTGAAACCTGGCGTTATGGTACATTAAGATTAGATGCAAAACCCGATGGTAGAAGATAATGGCTAAAGTAACTGCATATATACCTGAACCTAAACAAGATTATGAAGTAGAAAATCAAAGACAGATTTTAGAGTCTTTGGCAACTATAAGAGACCAACTTAATTTTTCATTTCAAAACGATTTAAAAGAAGAACAAGATACCTATAACTATTTTTTATCCTAATGACTATACAATATAGAAACGAAACTTTTGATTTAACAACAACTAATATTACAACAGTGTTGACTATTCCTACATCGGCTGTGGGGATAGTTAAAACAATTCAAGCTGTTCATAACACTGCTAGTAACGTTGATACCGATTTATTAATTAGAAAAAATGGAGCAGGTGCGGATGTACTAATATCCCATGAGATACTTAATGAAAATACGGTTAATATGTTAACAAACACCTTGAATTTAGAAGCAGGAGATGCTATAAAAATGCAAGCGGACACAGCAAATGAAATTACAGGTGTTGTTAGTTATGCCTTAATAGATAGGTCACAACAAAATGGATAAAGACATATTAAAAATAGATTGTACGACAGTAGTAGTTTTAAGAAATACTAGAACTAATAAAACGTATAAAGACGAAGCAGAGAAAGACGCTGATATTGCTGATCCAAATACTGAAACAGTAGCAGAACATGTTGCTCAAGATTTGACAGTTCATGTATCACCAAAAGGACTAAACGTTTTACAGAAAGTAATGAATCAAAATAATGACAAACCAAAACCCTAAAGGCGGGACAGAACTTCAATTTGAATATTTAAGAAAACACGTTGATCCAAAGTTATTAGATCAAGTTCAAATTACTACATCTGTTCCTGAAAAAATTCCCTTACATCCTACAAAGTTAAACATACTTTGGCAAAAAAATTCATACGATCAGCCTAATATTGCTCCCTGGATGAGTGATAAATCCAATCATCATAAATATGATTGGTATGTATTCAATTCTCATTGGAGCTATGAGAAATTTAGAATGATGTACAATCTACCTAACCATAAATGTATTGTCATAAAAAATGGTTTACGCAAAGATATAAAACAAGCTGCTCCCTATAAACAAGGACAGCCTCTTAAAATCATACATCAAAACACGCCTTGGAGAGGACTTTCAGTTTTACTAGGTGCAATGCAGTTAGTTAAAAACCCTTTGATTACGTTAGATGTTTACTCATCGACTGAAGTATATGGTAAAAATTTTTATGATAATAATGATAAAGACTATGAATCTTTATATGAACAAGCAAGAAACTTACCTAATGTTAATTACATTGGATATAAACCTAATGATTATATTTTAGATAATTTACATAACTATAACATGTACGTTTACCCAAGTATCTTTGAAGAAACTTCTTGTATATCTTTACTAGAATCTATGGCCGCGGGCCTGTATTGCATTACTACGAACTATGGAGCTCTATTTGAGACCGGTGCAGAATTTCCAATGTATATACCCTATGATGAAAATTACAGAGGATTAGCTGAGAAATTTGCTTATGGTATAGAAGCAGCAGCGAAAACTATACATGACAAAAGTATTATTAATCATCTCGATTCTCAATCGAGTTATGCAAAAATTTATTACGGGTGGCCTAAGCAAGCATCCTCTTGGACTAAATTTTTAGAAGGAGCAATACAGCATGGGAAAGCCTAACGAACCTATATGGTTTAACGAAAACAAAGCTACTACACTTAATGCAGACACTTATCAAACGATAAAAACAAACAAAGTAGACTCAGGTACAGAGGTTGTAGAAATAAATTTAGAACGTTCTCCTCATAAAATTATGGTATGCACTCCTTGTCATAGCGATGTAAGTATGCATTACACACAAGCGGTTTTAAAATTTCAAATGGAGTGTTGGCAAAAGAAAATAATGGTAAGTTTTACTTTACTAAAATCTTCACTAGTAACACAAGGAAGAAATTTATGTGTAGCTGAAATGTTAAATGGTCCTGAGAATTATACTCACTTATTGTTTATAGACTCAGATATAGATTTTGAAGCAAAAACTATTTTTAAAATGCTTGAAAAAGACAAAGATATTATATCATGTCCTTATCCTATGAAAGATTTAAATTGGGATAAGATGTGGAGAAGAACTACTATTAAAGAAAACGCTGTTACCAAAGCTGAAGAATTAGCTATAGCAGGGTATACTTTCCCTGTTAAAATAAAAGACCCACATTCCATAACAGTTGATAAAGGGGTTATTGAGATGACCCATGCCCCTACTGGGTGTATGTTAATTAAGAGAAAAGTTTTTGATAAGATGATTAAAGCTTATCCTGAACTAGAGATCTTCCAACCTACTATTATCAACGGTAAAGAAGTCAAGAAAGACAATATGTATAATCTTTTTGACACTTTGCATGATACTAAAACTAAACGTTATTTTGGAGAAGACTTTGGTTTCTGTCAAAGATGGGCAGATATAGGGGGTAAGGTGTATGGTTACATAGATGACTATATTACTCATGTCGGAGACCATCAATATAGAGGTCGTTTTAGAGATGCTTTGTGGCAAGCTACACGACCTGTAAAAGCAGTTGACGATACCAAAAAAATCAAATAAAGTACCTTATCACAGGATTTCGTTGCCTGCTTAACAGTATAAATATATTTAAATTATGGCAATATCTAGATCTTTAATGAACAGACAACTAAGAGCAAATGGTGGAATTATGGACGTTACACCAAGAGAGAATTTTGGTTGGGGAAGTTCACTTAAAAAATTCGCTAGAAAAATTATACCCAATGAAGTAGCAGATATTGCAGTTAAAGCTGCACCGTTTGTTGCACCTTTTAACCCTG